CCAAGGGAATACCACCTAATTTTTCGCTTATCAGTATCTCGCAATTCATCCCATGCCCCCCTTAAATAAAAGCCCCCTACCCTTTTGGGTAGGGTAAGGGGCTTAATGATTTAACTAAACTTTAGTATTAGGTTGTAGAAACGTTAACCGCCATTGTGATTGCTTTTTCAAGCGCGCTCTGAGGATTACCATTCCAGCTATGACGCATTTTAGCAGTCATCAACATGATATCGCTAGATGGAAGACTTGGGGCCGCCCATACGCGAATCGCTTGTCGCATAAAGTGCGCGAATCTAGTTTTGTTGATTAAGTTAACGTGAGTTAAAGTAGACGCCGCTGCGTATACGCCAGAGGAGTTCAAGTCTTCGCGAGCGTACTGGCTCGTTACGCATTTGATGCCGAAGATAGGAGGAACTTGGCCGGTAACGTTGGAAGCAATTCCACCGAAAGCAAACGCCGTGAACAGCTCAGGAATTGCGCCGGTAACGATTGCATTCTCAACCGTGGAAGGGATCAACCAAATTAGGTCGCCTTTAACCGATGCCATTTTTCCCATCAAGCCCATAAGCTTAGCAAATAATGCTTTGCTTGGGCTATCGCCGCCGTGGTTATAAACGATAGATCCAGCGCCCACAAGTGCGTCGTTCGCAAATGCTTTCTTACGAATACCGTCAAAAGCTTTTTGGAATGTAGCGTTAAGAGCAAGGGCCGCGATATCACTATCTTGGTGCGAAGCTCCGCGAGGTGCGCCTGTTGTATCACCATTGATAATTGCTTTTTCGAATGCCCGCGCAATACCAGCGACAACATCCTTGCGAAGCTTGTCAATGTATTTTGGGGATGCATCAGACAACAAATCTTCCGTGATTTGTGCATGAACCACGTTGTTCCTTGCGGTAACTGCGTAGTTGGTTTGTGTTGTGGATTGTGCGCCGAAGGTAGCAGAATCAGTTTCTTCGTGGCCTTCAAGGTGCCCAATGTCCCCAGGGACTTCGATAGTAGCAGAATCCATAGGCATTTGGTCGAATTGATCGGCCAACATAAATGGAATCTCATACTCTTCAAAGTAGAAACGAGCGTTAACGGTAGGAATCCAGTTAGAAAAATCCGTAATGTTATACGCTTTAAGCATTGGGGCTAAACGATCTTTATAGATCGGTGTTTCCATCAACATTGAAGGGGTAACGTGTTGCCCTTTGAACATCGCGTTACCTTGAATTTCCGCGCTAGAAATAAGTTTCTTCATGTTGAATAAACGATTGCGGACTTCTAAAGGCATTCCACCAACATCAGCTTTTGAGCCGAAGTTGATAGGAGTTGATGATTCATCACTCTTATCATTAACTTTTTTCCCGAATAAGGAAGGAAAATCTTTTGCACCGAAAGCTTTAGCAACATGCAAATCATCTTCGAATAGTGCTTTACCAATGTGCGCTGGCGCTTTGTTTGTTCCTGAGACATTCTTAAAGATACCATCAAGAATCTCATCCGATGTTTTAGCTTCTTTGTTTTCAATTGTCATACTAGTGCCCTCTCCTTAGAGAATTAAAGATTATTAACGGTTACTTGCTAAGCTTGTCTGCTATTAGACTAACAGAATTAATTAACTTATCAAAACCTTTTTCAAGTTTCGATATTCTATCGTCAAGTGCTTTAGAAGGTTCGATTGGAGCTTCCGGCTTAACAGGTGCGCCGCTTGCGGGTTCCTCTGCTACATCTTCCGCTGCGTCCGCCTCTAGTTTTTTAACCATGAGTTCACACATAGCCAGTAGTTGCTTTTGCCCTTCGAGCAATTGCTGACATACTACGCCCATATCAGGGCCGTCCGCTGGGGCCGTGTCGCCAGGTGCTTTACCGTCTACTGTTTTTGTTTTGCCTACCACTGCATTTACCCCTTCTGTTATGTTTACTTCGCGAAGGCTATCTGTATCGAAGTCTTTATCATCCCGTTGAACGCATTTATATTGCGTTTCATCTTCGATAACAGCGTCGAACTTATAGCCGTTGTTTTCCGCCCATTCTTTTATTTGATCTAATGTGAATATATCTTTATCGAATAAAAGAGATTGTACAACCATATTTTCATCTAGCACTGCCTCTAGTCCCTTTTTTGTATCGTTAGCGTTTAACGATAATTCTGGGGGCTGTTCATTAACTATGATAGCAGACTTCTTTTCGACTTCCAAACTTCGCATCTGAAAAACACTATCTTGATTGCAAGGCACTGCCACAACCGAAAGCTCTAAAAGCTCCCATGACTCTATGACGCATGGCTCCGTCATGATCCCCTGTGAATCAAATAAGGGGGCTTTAACTTTCTTGGGGATGAACCCGACCGATACCGTTTTGAGTATCCCCTGGGCTACCAGGCTCCTTATTTCTTTTTGCATGGGGGTTAGTTCGGACTTCGAGGGATCGCCTATCCACGCGCTGAAATGAACGCCGTCGTCCTGTATCTCGATAGCATCCACCTGGCCAATAGGATGATGATAGCTATGATGCGCGAGTAGTACAGAATTTTTCATGTAGTCCGTAACATCTAGCCCACGTGGATCAAGTCTTTCGGCCATTCGATCAATGATGTTTGCATTGGCTATACCGTTGATAGATAGCCGTTCGCCTTGGTTCAAGGCTTTAACGACTTTAACCTCCGCATATGCAAACTGCCTATCTGTCTCAAGATCGGGGGATAATAATTTAAATGTGCGTCCGTCACTGGATGCCCATTTATTTTTATTTGCCAAGTCCATTGGCCGCATTGGATCGGGCCGGAAGCCTAAGAATTTAACGCTCATATTTTACCCCTGATTTATTGTAGCTTATAACTTATCCAAAATCACTTCTGCATTACTCGATGCCCCGTCCGGTATCACTGACACCATGGAACAACGGCAATTGATATTGTCCCCAGCACTACCCGATGGATCTCGGGGGTACTCTAACACGCCGCCGTATTTGTAATCCTTGGGCTTAGGCCCAGCTAGCTCATAGTCTAAATGCCAGTCCCTTGCATCGGGGTTACTTGCCACGTCGCCAACGTGATACCACTGCTTTTTAACATCGGTAAATACTTCGCCTAGAATATCATGGTTCCACTTCATGCCTTGACTAATCGCCGTGAGCAATTCAGTTCTAGCAATCGTGAACGCTTGGTTCTTATACCGTTCCGCGTATTGGCTGCGAAGTATCGCCGCTATGTTCTCGATTGTAGTACCATTACCTAAATTCTCTGCAATTATGTTTAAGACTTCTTTACTTCGATTCTCATTGAAGCCTAAGAAACTATCTAGGGATCTTCGGGCTAATGTAGTTCGCTTGCCGTCCGCTTGCTCGTTCTTTAGCGCGTCGATAGCCTGTTGATCCACGTCACTGAATCGAACCCGCTTACGTTGCATCTTGCCCACCATGAGGCTAGCCGTTAGTGCCTTAGACTGACTAGCCGCGAAAGAAAAGCCCCGATCTTGTGCCTTGGCTAGAATCGGTTCCGCTTCTTTCATGTAGGTTCTAGCTAGTGTACTGACTTTACCCTCTAGGAATTTCTCCATGTCGTTAACGCCGTCGCGCAATCCCTGTTCGGTATAGGTAAACAATTCATCTAGGTACTTGCCATAAGCCCCAAGGTAATCCGTGGTTAGTTTGTTTTCTATCTTGTCCTGGCTGGCAATGGCCTGAGCCTTCATTGCTAGGCTCTGATTAGGAACTTCGGTAGCAATGGCTACCTCTGTAATCGGATCGCCTTGAGGGGCTGCTAGGGCCGCCTGTGGTGCGCCGAAAGGTTGTCCCGCCCCTTTGACTTCCGCCACGAACTTTTGGCCAGCGTTATTGGGTAGGGGATCATAGCCTAGTATGTCTTTGCGTATCTCATCAATCCAAAGGAACTCCATTACCGACTTGGCTTGCTCGCCCTTGGTTATCAAGCTTCCTTGCAATGCCTCGATATCCGAGAAATCAGGTTCGACTCTGACTAGCCCGCCATAAATGTACTTGACAAGATACGAATTATTCCACCCGCCAGCGTTAAAGACTGCCATGGGTTTGATTGTGTTGTTCCAGAAATTTCGTTCCTGTATCTCGGACGTTGACCTATTAACATCCTGCACAACCCCCACTTGACTAGGGGGAATGCCTAGCACTGCCAAGAGTGTTAAACGGTTCTCGCGTAACCCTTCAAGGTGTTGCATCTCGGACATTGTTAGCCCGCTATTAACCCACTTCGCCCCCTTGGGTAAAAAGATAGTCCGCCACCAATTGCGTTTACCCGTATAGATCGCCTCGAACGTTCTCATAAGACGTTCCATTCGCTGCTTATTAATATCCTCAGTCGTTTCAATTACGCCAGCGTTAGTTGCACCGCGCAAATAGAAAGCCATTTCAAACTCATTCTTGTATCTGTCCAAAAGAATTGGACGGCTTGCCGCCGTGTATATGCTCATACCGTAGAATGGATTAAATGGGTTCGGGTACTTGTGGTGTACCACTTGCTTGTAAGGGATAACCGTACCATAGCCTTGACGCTGTTGATCGTAGATCAAGAGGCTCTCGACTTGCTTAGTTACATCGCTAATCTTTAGTTGCACTAACTCCGCTGGATACTGGACGCATTCTGTGAATGTATCGTTGAATACTCGGAAGTGATTGCCCGCTAATACTAAATCTAGGTTGCCGTTCCATTCGCTCGATTCATGGTCGTTCATCCTGCTACCCATTACGAGCTTATCATTTAGGGGATGCTTATCGTCTATCTCGCCCGTGGCTACATTAACCACTTTGTACTTGATACTGGAAAGGGTTCGAGCAATCAGGCTGGACGTTGCATATATCCAGGGTTCTCGCAAATATGTTTGTTTGATCCGCCCCGCCGTTGCCCGTATGTTGAACTCACTACCAAAGTAATTGCCGCTATCGTCCGCGTTCTCATACATCTGGTAATACTGTGAGCTATCTATTTGCTTTTGCATAGACGATTCAATCGCACCCACTAGGCCACGCTTGTTTAGATCTTCCGCCATGCTGATAAGTTCCTCGCCTTTCGGCGCGGGTAGACTTATCTGATCTTCTTTTTTATCGAATGGCCACATGCTTAATCTCCTAAATCATTGAAATCAAAATCATCATCTTCATCGCTTCCGCCTTCATCATCAAAGAAATCATCGCTATCACCGTCGCCCATGAACTCTTTGCTAGCGTCTTCCATTATGTCTTCGTCGTCAAAGTCCGAACCCGTCATAAGTTTTTCCATAAACTTTTCACTCTCATCGGAGGCCGCCATTTGGAACGCCCCGCTTATCGCAAGCATGGCCGCCGATACCACGTCGTCGTTTTCCCCATCGGGGGCCGAGTACGAAAACAAGCCCGATTTGGTAACAGTCAATTCATAGCTACCGAACTCATGTTCGATTTGCTCAATCCTTGGTGCTTTGTGCCAGCCGTTCTCAATAGCGATTGACGTTCGGCTAACCATTTCTTGCTTTGACTTCTGAGAAAAGATTACAGCAGTTACCGAAGCATCGATATCTTTTTCTGAAATCATTTCTCCGACCGCGCTACCAACGCCCGTTGCATCGTACCTAAGCATTCGATCGCCGGTCATGTATGTATGCAGGTAATGCTTGAGCCTATCGACCTGCTTATCATATGGCACCCGTCTAAATCTAGCATACCCCACAAGCTTACCGGAAGTGTTCACGGTATAAAAAACTGAATAATCTTGGTGCTTTGCCATATCCCAGCCGGTTACGGTGTCTTCCGCCCGCGTTGCCGGATCGGGATGAATCCATAGCTTAGCCATGCTGTTGACCTTCAAAGTCTCATCGAACATCCCAGAGATATCACCAAAGACTGTGGACATTGAAACAAATTGTGCGTTGTAATATTGGTCGTACAACGCCTTGGGGAGTAACCGCTTGGCTTGCACCAAGGCTTTAGGATTAACGTAAGGGCTTTGTTCTGTCTTTAATTGCGTCCACACATAGAAGGGATCGCCAGCCCTTGCCTTGCGAAATTCCTCATAGTACCAGGTGAATCCTCGCGGGGTTCCCGTGATAATGCCAAGCCCTTGGGTTTGCGTGATCGTGGTAAAGAGCGAGTACCATAGTTGCTTTGATTGCTT